ACTCGGTCCAACCTGCGTTACGTTCATTTATCGAAGAGTTCTCTGCCAACTGTCGATTCATCTTTACATGTAACTTTAAGAATAGAATCATTGAACCACTACACAGTCGTTGTGCTGTTGTAGAGTTTAAGATTGACCCAAAAGAAAAGCAAGAGATTGCTGGCAGATTCTACAAGCGTGTTGTTAACATTCTAGCGCAAGAAGGTGTTACGTTTGATCAGAAAGTTGTTGCTGAACTAATCATGAAACACTTCCCTGACTATCGTCGCATTCTAAATGAACTTCAACGATACAGTGTTAGCGGAATTATTGACGCAGCAATCTTGTCAAGTGTATCTGAAGAATCGTTCAAAGACTTAATCAACAATCTAAAGGGTATGAACTTTAATGAGGTGCGTAAGTGGATCGCACGTAACTCAGATATGGATACGGCAGCATTGTTTGATCAGTTGTATAACACTGCAACTGAATATCTTGAACCCAAGAGCATTCCTCAACTTGTAGTTATCCTCGCAGATTATCAATACAAGTCTGCGTTTGTCGCCAATCAAGAACTAAACAGCATGGCAGCAATGACGGAGTTAATGACATCGTGTAAGTTTAAGTGATTACTGCCATGCTAGAAATTATACTTTCAATAATTGGAGTAGTGCTTGTCTACACTTTCGGTTTCAAACGTGGTTATGAGTTTCGTGAAAAAGAAGCCATCTCTAAACTAGATGCTATGATGCAAAGGTTTGAGGAATCTCAACCTGAACAAATCCCTATTAAAGTTGAGAAGGATAATGGTATATTCTTTGTTTATAAAGTTGAAGACTCTTCGTTTTTGGCGCAAGGTAAAACTAAGAACGACGTTGTAGACATTCTCGAGTAAATTAACACCATTCGACTTTCTCAATGCTATCAATGTTACTAAAGAAGATCTTCTAGAGAAAGATCCCCAGAACGTAAAAGATTATAATGCTTTTATGGTCAACAAAGGTTTATCTTATTTTGCTGATACGGTCATGCAAGCAAACGAGATGAATCGCCTTTATGATGCCCCTAAAAAGTGGCAATTTCAATATTTGCTAAATAGTATTGCTAAGAAAAAAAGATTCTCCAAATGGCACAAAGCAGATGTGTCAAAGAGTCTTTCCTTGGTAATGGAGTACTATGGCTACTCTAGTGAAAAAGCGACAGTGGCTTTGGGGTTATTAACCGAAGACCAATTGAAAAATATTGAAGAACGATTAAACAAAGGTGGAAAATCATGACCGTTGAAATGATCTATTATGACTGGACAGCCGACTCTATGTTGGAAGTCCTTCTGGACGAACCAGACAACTTTCTTAAGATTCGTGAAACTTTAACACGTATCGGTATCGCATCAAGAAAAGACAAGAAATTATATCAATCTTGTCACATCTTACACAAGCAAGGCAGATACTTCATTGTGCACTTTAAAGAACTCTTCGCATTGGATGGCAAAGAATCAAACATTACAGCCAATGACATCGAACGAAGAAACACAATTGCAAAGTTATTAGCAGACTGGGGTCTATTAAAGATTCTACATCCTGCAAAGGCAGATCCGCAAGCATCTCTATCACAAATTAAAGTGGTCTCTTACAAAGAGAAAGATGATTGGGAACTTGTACCGAAGTATAATATCGGTAAAAAGAAATAAAGGTTTCAGTTACCCGAAACTAATGATTTTCATTAGTAGTTTTTTTGGTCTTTTGTCTATATAATTATACGGATGAATTTTCCGTATCTTTAATTAAGGAGAAATATTATGTGGACAAAACCAACAGCAACTGAAATGCGTTTCGGCTTCGAAGTGACAATGTATGTTGCAAACAGATAAATCTGAATTAGAACGCTGGGTCGAAAGTTTCGGTGACTGCGTCTAAAAAACATACAGAGAAACCCACTTCGGTGGGTTTTTCATTATAAATAGATTTATATCCCATCGGGATGGGAACGTAAAGACTTCACCTTAGGACCGCTATGGAACGAAGCGTGATAAAGCGGACATGACGTACGATGTCGCTGGATCTCGTAACCAGCATTTAATATGGCTCTCTTCAATTCGCCTTCGGGGATTTGCTTGAGAGTTTTTCAAAACTCGCTGAAAAGGAGACAATTATGTTATCAGCAATCAACACATCCATCGACACCATCTCTGGTGCAAAGACTCAATTCGTTAAGACATTCGTTCAAGACGAGAAGGTCGCAAAACAACTCCAAACTTTTATTGATGCTCAATCATCATTTGCAAAATCTGTAGCGAAATCTACTAATGATTTCTTCACAGCTATTGTAAACAAGTAAGGAGGTTATCATGACATTGACAAAATTTGTGCCTAATCACATGCTTCACCCACAACAAGCATTCAAAGATTTTGATAAATTCTTCGTGGGCTTTGACGAGCAATTCAATCGCATTGCTAAACTACATGATGACCTAACCAAAAACATCCCCAACTATCCTCCATTCAACATCAAGAAAGTTGATGAGAACAAGTATGTCATTGAAATGGCAGTTGCTGGTTTCAGTAGACAAGAACTTGAGGTTGAGTTTGCGGACGACAAGTTAATTGTCAAAGGCAATGCTCAGGATGATAAAGGTGAGGGAGTTGAGTGGTTGCATAAAGGAATTGCTGCACGCAACTTTACGCATACCTTTGCTTTAAATGATCAGGTAGAAATTCAAGGAGCAGAACTTCTCAACGGTATGTTGAAGATTGCTCTTGAAAGAATTATTCCTGACCACAAGAAGCCACAAAAGATTGAAATTTCATCTGAACCAATTAAAGCAAAATCAAAAAAGCAAATGTTGGTTGAGGAGAAAGATGAAGTGTCATTATGATAAAGAAACTCGGAAGATGGTTATTTTCTGTAGTTGATTCATTTGGTCGTGCTAGAGCAGCAGCTTATCTCTCTAGATCAGGTCAACATGAAGCAGCTAGAAAAATAATGACTGAAGCCAAATAAGTTTCAAAGAGGAAGGAGACTTCCTCTTCATCATAAATAACAATATGATGAAAGCAAAAGTCTCCAAAGATATGGTATCGTTCCAAGCAGTACGCAGAAAAGACTGGGTATTGAAGATATCAGTTTATCGCGACAAGTATGTTTTACTTGTAGCGCAGCATCATTATTATCAGGAACAGACGATAGTAAGATTTTTCCATGACTTCAATGAAGCAGCAAGTTTCATTGACTTTTTAATTGAACAGGATTCCTATGACAGTGAAAATTTTTAAATTAACAACAGGTGAAGAAGTAATTGGTACAGAAGAAGAATCAACTAGAGACGGCATCACTCTAAAATCGCCTGCAGTAATATTGATGCGTCAAACACAAGATGGTAAGTTTAGTGTAGCACTTGCTCCATATATGGCTTACGCAGAGTTCGGTAAAGTCTATGTTTACAGAACAGCAATCGCAGCTGACTGTGAACCAGACATTCAAATGGTTAACGAGTATAACCGCATTTACGGATCTGGCATTGAAATTGCAAACGTAATGCCATCCTCAAGTATCCAATTATCTTAATTTGCTTTTAATTAAAATCTCAGGTATAATTATTATATCTGGGATTTTTTCTATGGGTGTTTGCAATGTATATGTTTGATATTGAGACTCTTGATATTGAGTCAACCTCTGTTGTTCTTTCTGCAGCAATTCTCTTCTTCGAAGAGGGAGACGACTATGATAAGTTGCTTGAGAAATCTCTGTTTGTAAAATTCGACAGCAAGATACAAGCAGCAAAATATGGAAGAACGATTTCCAAAGAAACACTTGAGTGGTGGAGTAAGATTCATCCATCTATTCGCAAGTTAAGTTTCGACCCAGCACCAGATGACTTACATCCTGTAGATGCTATCAACAAAATCAAAGACTACATAAAGCAATATGGACCAGCAAAGGTTTGGGCACGTGGCTCATTAGACCAAATGGTCATTGACAGTCTTTGCCTAAAACTTGACATTGAAAGAATTATGCCGTATAATGAATGGCGTGATGTGAGAACAGGAGTGGATATACTTTGCTCCACATCTAAGAATGGATATGCTGATGTTAACCACCCAACATTTGGCAGACACAATGTGATCAAACATCATCCTGTGCATGACTGTGCACTTGACGCAATGATGTTACTATATGGAGTTTAAATGGAATTTTATACAAACGTAACGAAGTATGGCAATAAGCTGTTGGTTCGTGGCGTTAAAAACGGTATACCGTATAAATCGAAAGTAGACTTCTCGCCTACGATGTATATTAAATCAAACAAAGAATCTGAATGGAGAACTTTGTTTGGTGAAACAGTAAGCGAAGTTAAGTTTGCGGACATTAATGACGCACGTGAATTCATTGAGAAATATAAAGAGGTTGAATCCTTTAGCGTATTTGGTAATGCCAACTATGCGCATCAATATATCAGCGACAACTACTCAAGCAATATTCCCTATGATGTAGAGAAGATTAAAATCTTTTCTATTGACATTGAGGTCGGTGCTGAGTCAGGTTGCCCTTCCGTACAAGCAGTTGATGAAGAAGTTCTTCTTATCACTATTCAAGACAACCACACAAAAGAAATTACTACTTTCGGTTCACGTGACTTTATTGGCGAAGAAGGTGTTCGCTATGTCAAGTGTAACAATGAAACGCACTTGCTAAAAGAGTTTGTCATTTTCTGGCAAACAAAAGCACCAGATATTATTACTGGTTGGACGTCAACTTCTTTGACATTCCGTATCTCATGCGCAGGATTGATCGTGTTCTCGGTAACTCTTTCTCTAAGAAACTTTCACCATGGGATGTTGTTAACGAACGCAAAATTTATGTCAAAGGTAATGAAGAAATTTCTTTTGACATCTTCGGTGTTGCGGTACTTGATTATCTTGACCTCTATCGCAAATATACCTATACTGCACAGGAGTCCTACAAACTGGACAACATTGCTTTCGTTGAACTCGGCGAAAAGAAATTAGAAAATCCTGAAGACAACTTCCGTGACTTCTATGCTAAACACTGGGATAAGTTTGTCAGCTATAACATTCATGATACTAAATTGGTTGACCGTCTTGAAGACAAGATGAAACTTATTGAACTCATGATTACTATGGCTTACAATGCTAGGATTAATTATGAAGATGTGTTCTCGCAGGTTCGCATGTGGGACTCAATCATCTACAATCACTTGAAAGATAGAAAGATTGTCATCCCAGAAAAGACAAGAAGTAATAAGACAGAAGCATTTGAAGGCGCTTTCGTTAAAGACCCGATACTTGGTTTACATAAGTGGGTCGCCTCTTTTGACTTAAACAGTTTGTATCCTCACTTGATTATGCAATACAACATGAGTCCAGAAACACTTACGGAAGAAAAGATTCATGGTATCAGTGTTGAGAAGTTATTGAATAAGCAAGTTGATACTTCCTATGGTCATCGACAAGACCTTGCTGTTAGTGCTAATGGTTGGTGCTACCGAAAAGACGTCAGAGGTTTTATGCCTGAACTTATGGAGCAGATGTATATTAATCGCTCTAAGTTTAAAAAGCAGATGTTGAAAGTCCAACAAGAATATGAAAAGACCAAAGACAAGCATCTACTAAAAGAGATTTCTCGCCTGAACAACTTGCAGATGGCTATGAAGATTGCGTTGAACTCAGCTTATGGTGCGATCGGTAATCAATATTTCCGTTACTTTGATGTGCGCATTGCTGAAGGTATCACTCTTTCTGGTCAGTTGTCTATTCGTTGGATGGCTGATGAATTGAATCGTTACATGAACAAGATTTTGAAGAGTGAAGATAAAGACTATGTCATTGCTATTGATACTGATTCCATCTACCTATCGCTTGAAGATTTGGTTGAGCATACTTGCGCTGGCAAAACTGATGAGCAGAAAATTAAATACATGGATAAAATCTGTGAGGATGCCTTCCAGCCTTTCATAGATACAACGTATCAGAAACTTGCTGATTATATGAATGCGTATGATCAGAAGATGCAAATGAAGCGAGAAGTGTTGGCTGACACTGGTATCTGGACTGCCAAGAAGCGTTATATTCTGAACGTGCATAACTCTGAGGGTGTGCAGTATGCGCAACCCAAACTAAAGGTTATGGGTCTAGAGATGATTAAATCTTCTACTCCGCAGGTTATTCGTTCAAAGATGAAAGAAGTTTTGAAAGTAATTCTTGCTGGCGACGAAAGCAAACTACATTCGTTCATTAATGACTTCCGTATCGCTTTTAAACAGTTGTCGCCCGAAGAGATTGCCTTCCCACGTGGCGTAAAT